AACAGTTACTGGCGCTCCAATTTATACAGGCACTGCCACCACTACCCCAAGCAGCTCAACAGAAGGCATAGCTTTAACTCAGGGTGGGACTATAAATGCACGTCGAAGTAACAACAACCCACTAAACCTTCACATTTTTGATGTTACCGCAGGAACAGGCACAAGCGTTCCAGTTATTCAATTTATTCGTAATGGCACAAATCGCGGAACTCTTGAAGTTTTCGGCAACACCACCGCTCCTACCTTAGTCGGCTCTTCTGATTATCGCCTCAAAGAAAACATTAGAGATTACACAGAATCATTAGATAAATTGTTAGCCACAAAGGTTCGTGTTTTTAATGAAGTAGAAGATGCAGACCACAATGACGTCATAGGTTTTGTTGCTCACGAATTTGCGGAGGTATTTCCAAATATGGTTAATGGCGAAAAAGATGCCGTTGATATAGAAGGAAATCCAATATATCAAAAATTGAGTTATAGTAATCTTATTCCACATTTGGTTGGCGCAATTCAAGCATTACACAAAGAAGTTCAAACACTCAAGGGGGAATAAATGGATGAACAACTAGATGTCAATGAGATATTGGCAGCGATGCGTCAGCAAATAGGGGTAATGGCACAAGAGAATGCCATCCTAGTTGCCAAGATAAAGAAGTTGGAAAATGGACTCAGTAACCCAAATCTTTCCGATACATAGAACCATTGATGACCATATAGACGCCTTTGAAGAAATTGGCGTCTTGCTGAAGGAGAAATAACTTGACCCCAGTTGATATAGCAACCATCGCCGTTGCTGTTACTACCCTTGTCGGCTCTTTTGCCTACATAGTCAAATGGCTAGTCCAGCATTACCTAGCAGAGCTAAAGCCGAATTCTGGCTCAAGTATCAAGGATCAAGTTAATCGCCTTGAAGAGCGCGTTGATGAAATTTATGTTTTATTGCTAACAAAGCAAAAGCGCACTCGCAAGTGAATCAACGCGACAGATTCATTCAAGTAGCGTGGGCCGAAGTTGGCTATATTGAAGGACCGAAAGAGAATGAAACAAAATTTGGCAAAGCAATGGGCGCTAATTACCTGCCTTGGTGTGGCAGTTTCATTATGTGGTGCGCCAAGAAGGTCGGCCTAGTAATCCCCAATGTCATCTTGACATCGGCAGGGGCGCAGGCATTCCAATCGCGCAAGCAATGGCAAGACGCCGCCACCGCCACGCCGGAGCCAGGCGACCTTGCCTTCTTTGACTTCCCAGGTGATGGCGTTGAGCGTATCTCCCACATCGGCATCGTCATCGGCGTAGAGGCTCGCAAGGGCATCGTCCATACAATTGAAGGCAATACTTCAGGAGATTTGAAAGGCGACCAGCGAAATGGCGGTATGGTTGTCTTTAAGACCCGCACCTATAAAAAAACCCGTCGTTTCAAAGTGAAGCGTCAAGAGCCAGTCTCAATCGTGGGATTTGGCAGACCTAAGTTCAAGGAGTAAGAATGGAAAAGTTGAAAACATTTATTCATAACAATCCTGCTCGCATTGCAGCCTTTGTCTCATCGGCAGTTGCTCTGCTAGTTTCAGCCATCTCACCAGAGATGCCAACCGAGGCAGCAGTTGCATTTGTTTTGTCTGCTCTTGGTCTTGGTGAGTATGCTCAACGTGTTGAGGATAAGAAAACTGAAGAAGCACTTTACACCGAGTTAGAAGATTTAGAGGACTAATGCACATCAATAACTACTTTGACCGCATCGTAGTTATTAACTTAGACCGTCGAATAGACCGTTTAAGACAATTTGAAAGTCAAGTAAATGACCTGGGTATTGATTTCGTTAGATATAGCGCAATTGATGCCCAGGCTTTAGGCATAAGTCCAATGAACGCGTGCAGGCAAAGCCATCACAAAGTCCTGACCGATGCCGCCGCCGATAAAGTTCAACGTTTATTAATTTTAGAAGATGATGTTAAATTTAGACAAAATTTTAGTCAAGATTTTGCACGATTGAGCAATGTGCTTCCAAATGATTGGCAAATGCTTTATTTAGGGAGCAGTTCATTATCGCCTGTGGATATAGGCATTGAAGGATTGTGGAAAAGCAACGCTGCTCTGACAACTCACGCCTATGGCATTAAGGCTGAATTATTTGATACCTTAATTCGAGCCAGCAGTGATGAAAGATACCCGATTGACTTGGCTTATAGCGATTTGCACCCAAAATTGCAGGTCTATGCTTGCTGGCCATCGCTAGTAGGTCAAATGGCTAGTTTTTCAGATATAGAAAACCAATTTGTGGATTATAAATTCTTGATTATCTGACCATATCTTGTGATACTTTGCGTCACTTACTAGGGGGGAAAATGAACAGATTTGAGATATTTGAGGAAGCCAAGCGCCTGACGGCAACGGATAGGCAAGATAAATACGGTACGCCATACAACAACCATCGGCGTATTGCCAATCTATGGTCTGCATATTTAGACCAGGAAATAACACCAGAGCAAGTTGCCATTATGATGGTTTTGATGAAAGTTGCTCGCTCAATGCAAGAACATCATCTTGACAATTATATTGACGGAACCGCTTATTTTGCTATTGCAGGCGAATTGGCTAATATAAAGAAAAATCAAGATAAACAATAGTTTTTACCCCTAGCGATAGGAAAAACCCCTACACAGACACCTTTCCTGTGTAGGGGATTTTTCTTTTATTTCTAAGATTTTACATAGTCACGCAGCGCGTTAGTAATTACTTCGCTGACAGTTTTATCTTCTCCCTTGGCTTTGGCTTTTACCTTCTGCCAGAGCGAATCACTGACGCGAACGGAACGAATCTTCTTCATTTCTTCTCCTTTGTAATTCTTCTCTCTAGTTCTTCGACATAACTTGGCAGGACATCTTGTAGATTTCTCAAGATTGCCCATCTTGCTTCTAGTTCTTTATTCTCACGCAAGACCAATAAATGCTCACCTGCTTGATGTATGAATTTATCTACCTTGTTCATTTCTTTTCCTTTCGGTTACAGTTGCACGGGATGTGAAAACCTTGTTGCCAGTCAATCTGATGGCATTTAGGGCATCTTCTAATTTCCATTGCTGGACCCTTGGCGAACCTGGGCAAAAGCATCGGCGCAGATTTGCAAGAATTCAATTGATACATTGCAAGTCGCTTCCATAATGTCGGCATCGCCTGACTCGGTTGCTTCTGTAAGTTTTTTAGCAGTGTGTTCCATCGCTGTTGTCAGTTCGATAAATAAATTCTTCATTGCGCTCATAGATGCGCCTTACTCATAATGCGCTTGATGGTGTCAATGCTGACATCATTGCGGTGCATCTCAGCAAGGGCCACAACAAAGTGGTAACTATCTTCTGAAACATCCCAAAGTGATTCTTTATCAATGCCTTGCTCGGCAAGATAATCAATTGCATCAGTTTGCAGAGTTAAGTAGTAATTGCCCATTGCGCTCATCGCATATTCCTTTTCATCCAACGTAGAACGATAATCAAAGCAAGACCTGTCCAGAACCAAAACTGGACATAGGCTTTCCAACCGCCAAGGTGCATTCCAAAGAGTACGTCTAGCATTATGCACACACCTTCTCAATAGGGCAGATTTCAACAAGTTCAAGGTGCGAACGTTTTGCCAAGGCTTTACCGTTTTTATCTGCCAATTCTTTTGAGGCGTGAAAAGTCGCGCCAACTTCCTGGGTAATGAGATTTCTATACACAACGGCGTGCGTGTAATTGCGAGCCGATTTTCTAGTTATATGATAACCAGTAACCTTGAAAAAGTTATTCATTATCTTGCCTCTTCCATTGTAATTACTGGCCAATGTGCGTTCTTACCTCGCATCAAATCACAAGTTCCGCCGTGCTTGAATTGAATTGTTATCACCATTCGGCGTGGCTGGTGCGCTGGTTGTAAATCTATGATTGTGTAACTATCAAAGCCATCAAACATATTGCCAGTCAAAATCACATCGCCTGCTGATAGTTGTAGTGTAGTTTTTGTGATTGTTTTGGGAGTTGCTGTTAACATTATGCAACCTCACATCTGCAAAATAGGTTGTCATCTTCTAAGCAATAGCAGTCATAACCGCGTGAAAGATAAGAACAACGTTCTAAGTGATATTTCATACCTGAAACGTATGTTGGTTTGTCGCAAGCGCCACAAAAAATAAGTTTTGTTGTCATTATGCACCTACCTTTGCAAGAGAATTGAGTTCGCACTGAAGTTCATAAACTGCCATTTCAAAATTATCAATGTCGCGAATATGTATATCTGTTGCAACTGCTTCTAAACGATTGCTGAATGTGAAATCTGTATTGTCGTCATTCCAAATCAATTCGCGGCTTACAAGATAAAGACGAAACAATCCGCCGTCTTTGTAAGCACGAATGTGACCATCTGAAGTTTTTGCATAGCACTTGCCAAGTTCTGTTGCGTATGTTGCTTTTCTCATTTTGCTCTTCCGTTTCCTGGGGCCTTTCCCCATAGGTCAATTACAGCAGATGTCCATACGATTGTCCATACAACCCAGAATTGACCTTATCGGCGTGTCGCCCATAGGCTGTCAGTGCCTGGGTGCATACTTAGGCCAAACGAAAGGGGGTCCATATGGACCAGATAGTCATTATTGGGGCTTTAGCGGGGATTCTAGGGGTTATTCTGGCCGTTCTACGATATGACGCCAGCCCGCTGGATGAGGCCATCAAGCAGGCCCAGGAATGGGATTCTAGCCAGAAGAAGATGCAGCAGGCATTGGAGCGCAAATGAGACATAGAGAGCCACTCTTTAGCGTTCACGCCACAGGGGATGGGGAATTTGCCATCTACCTAGAAGAACGCGATGCCAACTTAGACCTGCTAGAAGATGTCACCGACCAGGTGAATCTAATTGACCTTGCAGGACTTAAAGAATTTGCCAGTGTTGATGCTCTCAAGCATTTAGATGCTGCAATGCGCCTTGATAAAGTCCGTGCTGGAATGCCCGATGTCATTTGTAAGATTGCAAAATTGACAGAGGCAGAGGCACTGACCCTGGCGGAGCAACTCATTATGATTGTTAAAGAATATCGGGCGATGAACAAGAAGCCCGCAAAACTAGAGTTGGTAAAGTAATGGCCAACCCGAATGGTCGTAAAGGTGCTGCTTTTGAACTGGGAGTTCTCAAGTGGTTGCGTTCTCACGGTATCAATGCAGAGCGTTTGCGACTTTCGGGTCAGAAGGATGAAGGCGACATTGTTGCCATAATCGCGGGCAAGACTCATATCCTTGAGTTGAAGAACCGCAAATCCATTTCTTTACCTGCTTTCTGGGAAGAAGCGGTTGTTGAATCTAAGAACTATGCCAAAGCGCGTGGTTTAGATGAGACTCCACCTGCGTTTGTAATCATCAAGCGCAGGAATTCTTCCATCGAGAAGGCTTTCGTGGTTCAGGATTTGGATTCCTGGCTGAAGGAGAGGTTGTGAATTTTTTTGAATTCATTCCCATCATCCCCAACCTGCCAAGAGCCAAATGCAAAGAGATTGAAGATGCAAATATCTTCTTTCCAGAATCACGCGCACAAGAGCGAACGTCGCTCCCTGCCATCCGCAAGATGTGTGATGGCTGTATCGAACGAAAGGAGTGCTTGGACTATGCACTCGACAACGAAATCCCCTATGGAATATGGGCGGGTTTCACGCCAGAGCAACGCAAGCGAATGCTTAACGCACGTTATGCGAATGCTCCACGCGCCAACTATGCGGAAAAGGTCCGTGTGATGTTCGGGTCGGGTTGCACACCAAAAGAAATCGCAGCAGCACTTCATCTTGAGCATTCGTATGTAACGACTGTTCTCAAGCGTGCTGGTGTGAAATTGGAAGGAGAAATCCAATCACAACTAACAGACGAAAAACGTGGCGGGGAATCGCCATTATCATCGGGGTTTCAGCAATGACATCACTATTAGTCAACGCTGCCTTTGCACCACAGCCAGCAATACCCGCCACCGTCATCTACAAGGAAAGACCAGCACTAATGCAGGTCAATGCCAAGGAGATAGCGCGGGAATTGCTAACAAAGAAGCAGTTCGCCTGCTTCACAAAATTGGTCGGTAAGGAATCCGCTTGGAATCCAAAGGCCAAGAATCCTAAGAGCAGCGCCCGTGGAATTGGGCAGTTGCTTCGCGGAACATATAAAGGTCTTGGGATGAAACATTCCGAGGCTGGTGTCGCTCAAACTGTAGCAACCTTGGCGTATATCCATCGTCGGCATTTAACGCCGTGCAATGCCTGGATTCACTTCCAGCGCCATAATTGGTACTAAAAAATGACTAGGGGGTAACTATGTCAATGCAAATAGAAAAAGGTGTTGTTGTTTTAGATGACAACACTGCTCAATGGCTAAAGCAATACCGAGAAGCCTTGGCCAAGATTAAAGAATGGCAAGAAGTTGCCGATATTGCTCGCTCTCGCCTGGAGACTGCTCTGGGCGATTGCGAGGAAGCGGTTCACAATGGGCAAACCGTCATCCGATGGACCCAGATTGAATCTAAGCGCTTTGATACCAAACGCGCTAGAGAAATCTTGCCACCACAAGTTATCGAGATGCTTGAAGTAATTCAACAAACTCGCAGATTCTCTTTGATTGATAATTAATGAGCATCAACAATCCTTGGATAAGTCCAATCACGCCGTCAATTCCAGATGAAGAAATTTGGGAAGATGAGGATGACGAATGACATTTGCATCAATATCTTCACCAGGTCAACAAGTTGCGCAACAATTGAAAGATTTGATTGTGCAGGCTGGAACCTGGTCGCCGAGAAGCAAGCAAATTGCCATCGGTCCTTCAGAGATTGGACACGAATGTTCACGCAGGTTGGCTTACAAACTGCTTGATTGGGAGAAGCCAAATGAAAGCGGCTCTTCCTCTTGGGCAGCCCAAGTCGGCATTGCAATCCACGCATACTTGGCTGAAGTCTTTGGCAAAATTGAAGGCTACGAAGTTGAGCAGCGAATTGTGATTCGTTCCAACTTGTCGGGAACTGTTGACCTATTTGACAGCATCCGTGGCATTGTCCTGGATTGGAAAACTGTCGGATTTAATCAGTTGAAAGAGCGTCGCAGTGAAGGTGCGACGATTCAGCAGCAGGTGC